CTGACCAATACGACCAGTGGGCACGTCTTAATCCGCAATACCACGGAGAATATCCGCTAAATACTGTTACAGTACGTAATTGCTGGCTTCGTCCATCATCGTTCAACGTACTGAATGATGAAGACTTAATTAAGGAATTACAACAGAAGTTCCCCGATGGAGCTAAAGTTGTATTAGTTAATGATGAATTCGCGGATGCTTGTAATGAAAGTCTTGACGATTGTTGGACTCTCACCTACAATCCACTCTCTGATTATATTCACTTTGATCCTTCAGGTTCTCAGCTTGTCTCCATTCAAGACATCACTAACGACATTATCAGTCTGGTCCTCCAGACAATTGAACACGGTATCGGCCAAACTTTCGCGGACCCTGATGTATTAAACTTTAAGAAGTATCAGCAGACTGAAGTAGCTCCGGGATCTATTTATCCTGTTAGAGCTAAGGCAGGTAAACCGCTTAATGAAGCATTCTATGAATTAAAGACTGCTAATCTAAGTCCTGAAGTCCTACCATTCTTCCAGAAGGTACAGGAATTAGGTCAGTTAGTTTCTGGTGCATTACCAAGTCTATTCGGTGGGCAGCAGACTAATGGCGGACGCACGGCTTCTGAATACAGTATGAGTCGTGCTCAGGCTATGCAGAGGCAACAGAATACTTGGAAGATATTCACCTCATGGTGGAAGGATATCTTTGGCAAAGTTATTCCAATGTTCATTCAGGAAATGCAGGAAGACGAGAAAGAAGTTCGTCAGGACGAGGCGGGATCTTTTTTTAACGTCTTCATTAAGAAAGCCGAGACTGAGGGAAAGATAGGACGAATCGAATTAGAAGCTAATGAGAATATTCCGCTCAATTGGAGTCAGCAGAAGGATACCATTATGGAACTCCTTCAGAATCCTAATCCAATTGTTGCGAAGGTTGTCGCTGATCCTTCTAACATTGATAGTTTACAGACTGCTATTGGCCTCACTGACTTTAATATACCCGGAGAAGACGACAGAGAGAAACAGTTAGAAGAGATTAAAGAGTTAATGATTGGTGCTCCTACTCCAGAAGGAATGGGACCGGATGGTCAGCCTACAATGGGACCATCTGTACCTGTTGAACCTACTGTAGATGATCATGAAATTCATGCAGCAATTTGCAGAAAGTTCCTCGTAGGTGAAGCAGGTAGACAATTAAAGAATAGTGCTAACAAGGACGGATATCAGAATATTCTCTTACATATGCAAGCGCATATGCAGTTAATAACTGTAAATCCCGGACCTCCACCAGTTGCAGCAGGTGCCCCCAATAAAGGTAGTCAACCTGCGCCTAAAGGGAATGCAACCCCATTAGCGGAGAAGGATAATGTTCCCACTCAATCATAAGTTTCAACCTTTTTATTCATCGGACGATTCGGCTACAATTGAATCAGGTAAGATGTCTGTCTCAGATATGGCAGACTACTTAAAAGATGATGAGCCAATTGACCTTAAACTGGAAGAAACTACAGAAACTGATGAAGAAGATCCTGAAGAAACAACAGAAGAAGACGATAAAGAAACGAAAGAAAAGTCTCTCGAAGACGAACTCGAAGAAGAATTAGATGATAAAGTAGATGAAGATGAACTGGTTATGCCGGTTCGTCGTAAGGAAGTTCTAGCTAAATATCCACAAATCTTCAAAGAATTTCCGCATCTCGATAAGGCAGTTTATCGTGAACAGAAGTATTCCGAACTTCTGCCAAGTCTTGCAGATGCAAAGTTAGCTGTTGATAAAGCTGGCACGTTAGACAAATTTGCTGAAGAACTATCTCAGGGTAAAGCTACAACAATCCTCAAGGCGCTTAAAGAGGATGATCCTGAAGCATTTGGTTCATTGGCTGATACTTATCTTGAACAGTTGCAATCGGTAGATCCGAATGCTTATTACACAGTTCTTGGCAACGTAGTCAAGAATATTACTGTAATGATGCATCGTTCGGAAGACGCTGATACTAAGACGGCTGCGGCTTTATTATACAAGTTCATCTTTAACTCTGATAAATTCGAGCCGCCCGTCCGACTTTCTAATCGTCCTGCTACTAAGGATGCTAAGGAAGCTGAATTAGATCAGCGTGAGCAGGAATTTAGGACGACTCAGTTAAACACGCATGTTGATACGGTTAATACCCGAATCGACAATACTGTGAAGTCAATCATTGATAAGAATCTTGATCCTAAAGAATCAATGAATGATTGGCAGAAGCAGAAGGCTTTACGGGATTGTGCAGATAATCTTGCACAGCAAATCGATAAAGATACTCGATTCCGTAGCATTTTAGATAAACTTTGGGAGAAAGCTGCTGAAGTAAATTTCAATCAGGAATCCCTGGACAAAATTCGTTCTGCCTACTTGTCCAAGGCTAAAGGGTTATTACCTGATATTATTCGTAAGACACGCAACGAAGCCCTTAAAGGACGGGGCAACAATCGTCCTAATGAGAGGAATAATCCTCTTCCTGTGGGCCGTCCGTCTACAGTTAAGAGGGAAACTACCGAACGTAAATCGTCTGGAAATTCCGATAAGGATAAAGCGCGAGCTTTACCAAAAGGAATGTCTAGTCGAGATTACCTCATGAAGGACTGAAAATGCATAGTTTTTTACCGAAATTTATCTCTGCAGTCGTTGCTTGCAACGGGCAGGATAGATTTCACGCCTTGGTCGAGTCGCAGGTTACAGCTCTTGAATTAGAGCGTGTAATTCCGAAGATTAGGGTACTGTTCGAGCGGGACGATAAGTTCTACGCCAATATTAAGAAGCGTGACGTAGAAAAGATTTCTAGTAGGCAGATGCGCGTGCCGCTGGAAATTCGTCCCGGTGGCAGCTTCCAGTATTTTGATCCTAACGGTGGAGATTTAGGACGTGGAGGCGGGCCGACGTTTGATAAGGCTGTACTCACTTCGGTATTCTTATCAGAGAATATTGAATACACGAAGTTAGCGCAGTGGAGCACTGATGATGACCGTAAGGCAATCGTCAATGCTGTTCGTCGTCTTACTGCTACTGCTATTGATGAACTGCGTCGTCAGCTTGATGCACAGTTAATGCAGAGTGGTAATGGTGTTATCGGTACGGTTACTACTGATACGCCTGCGGGTGGACAGAACGTCATTGTGTGTACTACCGATGGATTCGGCGTACGCTTAATGCGTTATGGTCAGACCGTTCAGATTTTCGACTCCACGTTAGCTACTAATCGCGGTAGCGCGCTTATTACTACGTGGGACGTTGAAAACAAGACGATTAACCTGACTCCGCAGATTGCTAGTGTTACTGGCGGTGACTTAATTGTTACCAATGGTATTAGCTCGCCCACTTCGCTTCCTGCACTATTCGGAGTGCCGTATCATGATAGCAATGCTACCACTGGTACGTGGCTCGGATTCGCACGTAATACGACTCCTGAGATTCTCTCGAATCGTGTTAATGCGAATAGTTCTGCACTCGTTCTTCCTTTCCCCCGTTTAGCGATTAACAAGATCGGTAATCGTACGGGATTGGATAACGATTTCAGTCCGAACGCATGGATGCATCCTGCACAGAAGCAGGCGTATGAAGAGATTGGACAGTTAGTGTCCGTCATTCATAAGCAGGCTAAAGAAGAAGCATTGGATATGTACTTCGATTCAATGCAGATGGCAGGTGCGCCTGTTAAGTGTTCGTTCAACTGGGATAAGACTCGTATTGATTTCGTCACGGATGATATCTGGGGCCGTGGAGAAATCCTTCCGATCGGATTCTACAAGACGGATGGACGTAATATCTTCGAGATTCGCGCTGCTTCAGGTGGCGTGATGGCCGCAGATATCTTCTACATGGTGGTCGGTATGCAGGTATTCGTTTCTAATCCTGCTGCTACTGCCTACATTGATAACTTAGCTGTTCCATCGGGGTACTAATATGCCGAGTACAGCTACAATTACAGCTAAGACGGGTGCTGGTCAGACAGCTACTTCGTTGACGCTTTCAGATGTTACTTCCTTCGTATTTGACTGTTTAGGTAATACCTGTACAGTCTTTTTTGCGGGGGCAAGTAAGCAGCAGACGTTTGCTGGTTACAGCACGATTGCTGCTACTGTCTCAGGTACTACCGCTGGTAGTACTTACACGTTAACACTGTCCTAGAATCATAAGGAGGTTGGAGGCATGATTCCTGGATTAACAACTCGTATCAGTGAAGTTAAGTTAACTGCAGCGGCTACTATTGCTCCACGGGGAGATTTAGTAATCATTGCGGGTACTACTGCAATTGCTACAATCGTTCCACCCTTCGCTGGATTTGGTGGAGTCCTATTTCTTGTAGCGACTGACGCGGCAGGAGTATCCACGTTAACTACGGGTAATATCGCTTTAGCAGTTTCGCTTACTACAAGCAAGGTATGTGCCTTTGTTTATAGTTCGCTTAACTCGAAGTGGTATCCTGGCGCGATTTCGTAAGGAGTAGATGATGAGTGATCTGAACTTTCAGAATTTAAGTACAGTACAGAGCAACTTACAGCCTGCTCCGGTTACGCTGACGGCTGTAGCTACGATTGCACCTACTACGTTCGTTACCTTCATTACAGGTACGACCGCGCTTGTTACAATTACCCCTCCCGTTACGGGACAGCATATGCTGTGCATTATTGCCAAGACGACCAATTGGCTTGGTGTATTGACTACGGGTAATATTCTTGTAGCGAGCATCACGAATGGGACGACTTGGAATAATCGTCCTAACTTCTTCGTGTATGATCCTGCGTCGGCTAAGTACTACCCGTCGTACGCTGTACTGACTACAACCGCGCCATAGTCTAATGAACGTAGCTGCCGCAGATAATATTCAAGGATGGATGAGTATCGGGGAGCTACGTTTCCTTGCTGAACATGCGACTGATAAGAAAGTTATATTAGAAGCAGGTTCATACAAGGGCCGCTCCACAAGGGCAATGGCTGATAATACCCTATCAGGGATAATTCATGCCATTGACCCTTGGGACGGTTTATATGATGGACTTGATTTAGATACAGATATTGCATTACAGAATTATAGAAAGAGTCAGGATAATCCGAAATCAATCTACGCTGAATTTACCACGAATTTATTTGATTATATTGTAACTAGGAAAGTCATCCCGCACAAAACAAAGTTTACGAAGTTCAGTGTTCCATACACTGACATGATTTTTATAGACGCGATCCATACTTTTGATAAAGCTAAGGCTGATATTCTTCATGCAATTAATTTAATGAGAGAAGGAGGATTATTGTGCGGGCACGATTATTCTGGTAATTGGCCCGGAGTAATTAATGCGGTCGATGATATATTTGGCCCCGGAATACAAACTCACGAATCAATTTGGTGGATTAAACTATGAGTTTTGAGTTCGGTAATATGAAAGCCCCCGGCGACAAGCGACCAACTTGGCGTAATGGAATCATTCAGATTCATATTACTCGTGCCTGTGATTTAGCTTGCTCACATTGTACTCAAGGATCTAATTTTGGCGGTAAGCCAATAATGATGAGTCTTGAGAACTTTGAATGGGCCTGTCAGACTCTAAAGGATTATTGGGGTGTAGTCGGAATCTTTGGTGGAAATCCGACGATGCATCCACAGTTCAAAGAGATTTGTCAGATTCTTAGAATGTATATTCCATTCGAGAATCGTGGACTTTGGAGTAATAATCTTCGAGGATATGGTCAAATTTGTCGTGAAACGTTCAATCCAGCCGTATCGAACCTAAATGTTCATACGGATATGGAAAAATATGCTGAAATGAAGCGCGACTGGCCGGAATGTAATCCTATCGGAACTAAAGATAGTGGACATTCTCCAGTTTACGTTTCAATGAATGATATTCCTGAATTAACCTATGAAATGAAGGTTAAACTGATTAATAACTGTGATATTAATCAGTTATGGTCAGCGATGCTTTGTCAGGTAGATGGTTCATTACGAGCGTTCTTCTGCGAAATTGCAGGCGCTCAAGCGATGTTAAGAAATGACAAGTTTAGTGGATTATATCCCACAGACGATTGGTGGAAGTTACCAATTACTGCTTTTGAAGATCAAATCAGATACCATTGCTTCCAATGTGGTGTACCACTTAAGGGAAAAGGAAGTCTCGCCGTTACTGGTACAAAAGAATATGTATCGAGAACATATCTCCCAATTGCTAAACTCAAACTCAAGAACAAGGAGATGGTAATAGTCGATTCACTTGAAAAGTTAGAAGGTACCGTTAATAGGAGCACGGATTATATCCTGAACGGATTAGAACCTGCTGCCCCCCAACCAGTTTTCTTTCCGAATTACTAGGAGTTAGAAATGAATAAGGTAATGATTGGTGTTCCTACGCTTGAAATGGCTCGAAGGGCCGATTTCTATGATTATATTAATATGATTGATAAGGATATTCCTGATACGACTGTTATCATGTCATTTGCACATGGGCAGTCACCTGCTCGTAATCGTAATACGATGATTGATATCGCCCTGAAGAACGATTGCAGTCACATTCTCTTTATTGATGATGATTGCGTTCCGCGTCCGGATATCCTTAAACAGCTTCTTTCTCATAACAAGGATATCGTTACTGGCTTATACTTAATGCGGAGTCATCCTCATCTTCCGATTTTATTCGATGAGTCGTTTACTAATGGTGCTTGCCGATTTTCAGTACTTCGACCGGGCCTAAAGGGTTTAGTCCAAGTCAAGAATACGGGATTATGCGCAGTTCGTATTAAAAAATACGTGTTCCGTAAAATTTCTGATGA